AGATTACCTCCGGTCGAAGCATCGAAAATACCGAAGTGCGTGACCGTGCCCCAGTTCGCTGACGGGGTAGGGAACGTGACATCCGCCGCGTTGTCAGTCAGACCACCGGTACCGCTGGAAGCTCCGGTAGTACCGCCTTGAGTGGCATTCCAGGATGCATCAGCGGGACCTACCTGTACTCGCGCATAGGAACCCCCAGAAACCTCCGTACCACCACCAGCGTCGGACGGCGCAGCAGTAAACAGAGCGACATATACCGTGGTCGGTTTTGAAAACGTCGCGGTTCGAAAGAGATGATCAACAATCTGGTTCTCCAGATAATCAGACATTGCAGACATGCTTGGTGCCCTCCGAGGCTAGTTACTAACGAGTTACTTCTTTGTCTACTTGAATAGACCCCTTTACGACTCGTTTTACAAACGAGCCCTGAAATACTTCGATGTCGTACACAGCTTCCGTAAACGTCCACGCCGCTGTGACTGCGGCACTGAGCGTAAGCTTCACTTCGCTGTCAACCTCAATTACTTCCAGCTCCGGATCAGCGTCGGTAACGTCTAGCTCAGGCGTGATGGCATCGATAGTCTGGCGAATCTGCATCCGCGCACTGAATCCAGTCAGGTCATACGCCGTACCATCTTCATGCGTGATCGCAAACGTGTGTATGTAGGTCGAGCCCTGACAAATCTTCAGGTTTTTGCGCTGTACCTTAGCCATTCGCCGCCACCTTCTTCTCCTGTTGGTCCAACCGCTCCGCTGCTTCCGCTCGCTTCAACATGCTATCCATGCGCATCTGCTCGCGCTTCAGCGCTATCTCCGCCTGGAGCTGCTCACGCTTAAGCATAATCTCCGCTTTCAGCTTCTCCGCCTGCAAATGCAGCTCTGCCTGCGTCTTCTCGCGTTGCAAGGCCAGCTCCGGAGTCATCGCTTCTTCAGTTTCCTGGGCAGTGTTCTCTGCCCGCGCTTTGGCGAGCTGGGCGTTCATCTGCTTGAGTATGGCGTTCGCCTGGCGCTCTTCTATCTCAACCTGCTTCTCCTGTACCTCAAGCTGCGCAAGCTGCATCTGTGTTTCTGACGGCTCACCACCACCGCTCAGCTCTTTCAGCCGCTTCACCAGCTCAGCCTTACGGTTAAGGTGGCTGTTCTCAACCAGGAACTCGTCAGGAATAGCGATGCCTATCTCACGCATCTGCAAGGCTTCATCAAACTGACTCTGCATGTAGCTGTCGCGGGCCGGGACGGTCGTAACTACGACGGTGTACTCACCCACAGTCAGGTCGTTGACCACATCCCCCTCCGGGGTGACCTGGTTAATCACTATCTCTTCCATCTCGGCTCCGACTCCGCGCCCGGCAATCTGCTCTACACGCTCCTCGGTGTAGTAAGTCTGCACCAGGTTCAGAACCCGCTCGGCCAGCAAATGTCGAGTGCGGGCCAGGTTATCAAGCGGCTTCGCCAGGTTGACCGACCCAGCAGCCTGCTTCGCCTTGATGGCCTTAGCCGCTACATCCGCCCGGTCAAAACCACGCTTGGAGTCACTGACCCCGGAAATCTCCTTAATAGCCTCGTCCGACTTGAACGATACGCGGTCCAACCCGGTCGGTATCTGGTTAGGCTGGATCTTCTCTGCGTCGTTTACATCTTCGAGTTCCAGGACAAGCCCAGTCTCGGCTCCGCGCTGCTCCAGCTCGTCGGGGTCCATGTTCGACAATGAACCCTTCTTGAGCTTCCACCCCGAGTTCGCCGTGGTGTTAATGACATGCAGCTCTTGGCTGGAAGATTTGTTGAGCTGGTCCTGCGGAGAGATAAGGTTCTCTACCAGGCCGATAGTGTTACCACGTCGGAAATACGGGAAGTACGGTACTATGGTGAAGTACTTGTACGGACTCCAGCTGTCGAACAGCACAACCTCGTCTGCTGTAACCAGCCAACGGATCTGCTCTACGTTCTTTTTCGTAGTACGTAGGTCGTAATTCTTAAGTACCAGTCCAATCCGCTCGTGGTCCCAGTTCTCCGGGATAGGCCGCATGTCTCCAGTCTGGGGATCTACGAAATGCTCCTGGTTACGCACATCTTTGTACTGTCGCTCTATGGTACGGATCAACCGACGAACCTTGTCCTTCGTATCTACGGTGCCAAACCGACGCTTACCTCCGAACGTAGTCCGTTCCTGGTCGATAGAGTCATAACCGAGCATGAACGACGATTTCGTCTTCCGAGCAAGTATCTTCGCGTCTTTCTGGTTGTACGTTACGGATATGTCATTCGGAGACAGCCACTTCGTAATAAACACTTCCTTCCACTTGTCTGGGTCGTACTCCTCCGCATCCGGGTCAATGACGACGTTCTTCGGATTCAGCAACCCAATCTGAACTTCTCCACGCATCTGATCGCCGAAAGAAACCCGCACGTCGTAAAAACCTCGGCTGGTGATAAACCCGTCCGCCCCTACCTCACTCTCCAACCAATCCAGCTTGTTCGCATTGGATATCTGCAAATACACTTTGGACAGCGCTTCTGCAGTCTGCTCGTTACCATTTCGAAACGGGCGAAACGCAATGTCCGCCCGTGTCTCTATCTGTTCTCCCATTACCGACGCAAGAGTAGCCAGGGTCTTGTTAATGGTCAGTACCGGCTTACCCTGGCGCTCAAGCCTGCGCCGTAGAACCTCGTCCCACTGCTGTCCGGCAAAATACCGCTCGCACTTATCTGCTTTTTCAACATAGTCCAAATGCCCGTTGTCTCGGGCGTAGCAATAGCGTTCGTAGTTTTCAGTGGCTAGCGCATTATCAACAGGCATCGGCTCAGACCCAATCGTAGGTAGTCAGGAAGATATCCGGCTTAATCGGATACCGCTCACCAGCTATGCCGGTCATGATGTAATCACCGGGCGTGATGTAATGCTTGCCCTCCAGCGTATCGATATACGGCTTACCGTCTTCTACTCCATCCTCCAAGCCGGGTCTGTATATCTCCGCGTCAACCACGATGGGCTTCTTCCGGCATCTAGCCATTTCTCAATCTCCTGTTGGCAGCTGCGAAAATCTTCGCTTTCGTCGAAGCGCTAATCCGCCCCCGCTTAAACATCTGGGAAGCGCGGGCTTTCGCATTAGCGGCATGAGAACGGTCGTGTACCGGGTATTTCCGAGAACCCGGCAACCCAAACTGATTTGAACGCAGTCGCTTACGCGCTGCCGCCTTAAGCAGAGCCATTGACCTTATTCCATGGTTTGAAGTCCAACATGGACTTCATACTCGGCCATAAGCCGGTGAACCGCATAGCGCGGTCGTCAATGGTGAGAAAGGCCGGGGGTTTTTCGAAGGGGAACTCAATACTACCGAAGATAATATCCGCCTTAGCAGGCGTCGCGCTGTAGTGGTCATGCAGCACCGTAAACAGCCACTCGCGCATCGCCTGGCAGCCACTCTTCTGAGTAGACCGGGAGGAGAATATACAGACCTGGAAGTGTTCTACTGCTTCAGAAAGGAAGGGTATAGCGCCGGGAACCGGGGGGTCAGGGATAACATCCGCCCCCTGCCAACCGGATGTATAAGCGTGAAGTACACCGTCAAAATCTAAGCACAAGATCGGCTTTCTACTCTCGCCCTCATCCATGAGGTCTTCCCTCCATCCGTGGATCACGCCGCCATCGGGTGCTTTTCCTTACCTGGTAGGTGCCCGTTCAGCTTATCCTTCCAGGATTTTCGCCGCGACCGCTTCGGTGGCGTAGGCGGTGCTTCCTTCATCATCATCCGCACCAGCCAAGCCAGGGCATCGACGATATCATCATGCACGCCTCCAGGGAAGCGTAGCATCTCATGCCGCACCGTTTCAAGCCAGGGCTGATTCTGAGGGAAGTACACCATCCCTTGCTGCATTCGCCCCTGAAGTGGCCTAGCCCGAATCTCCTTGTCCGAAATCGGTGTCAGCGTCTCGTCGTAGGTCGGGTACAGACGCCGTTCACGTTGTCGCTTTCTCAACTGCGGGCGGATCGCCAACTCCAACTGTCCGCGCTCGATGCCTATCTTCTCTAACCCATACTTTGCGTACACATCCAGTATGGCCTCTGCTATCCGAAACGTATCCATCCGTCCTCGAATAACATCGATGATATGTATCTGGTCGTTGTAATCCAACCCCCCAACTACACCCACAGTATAGTCATTGGTCTGTCTTTCGCCAATAGCAAGGTCCCAGGCGGCATACAGCTTCATATGCGTCAACGCCGGGTGAGCAATATTCAACCGAAGCATGTCCTTCGTAAAAAACGCTCCCTCGTCAGGTACTGGGTTCTGCTGATACAACGCAGACCAGTGACGCGGCTGCATCCCACGTCGCTTCCGTTTCAAAGCAGGTAAAGGAAAGCGATCCGGATGAAGCGCCTCGTCTTTACGGCGAAGATATCGCCCAGGGGCCTTTACTGACTCAGGCTCTTCTTCAGGGTTAATTATCCGCCCGTCGCTCGTCAGATACTCGTCCTGTGTCGCTATGGCCGGGTACGAAATTATCTCCCAGTTATCAATCTCCTCCCCCGGTATCTCCTGCTCACGCAGCTCCTTCATCTGCATGATTAACCGCCCGGACAAGTCATCGTCGTGCCAGCGGGTCTGAATCACCAGCACCCCGCCTCCGGGAGCCAGGCGCGTACCCGCCGTGGAGCCGTACCAATCCCAGATTTTCTCGCGCACCGTCTCCGAATCCGCTTCTTCAGAGTCCTTGATCGGGTCGTCGATAATCAGAATATGCGCCCCTTTACCCGTGATACCACCCCCGACGCCTGCAGCGATGTAGCCTCCACCTACCATGGTCATCCACCCCTCCGCAGCAGAGTTCTCCGGGTCGAGGACCGTACCAGGGAACAACGTCTGATACGCCTTATCACGAACGCGGGCGCGTACCTTGCGGGAAAACCCTAATGGTAGAGACACAGCATACGAACTGGCGATAATCTCGAACTCCGGATGATGGCCGAGCACCCAAGAAGGGAAATAATCCGAAGCCAACAAGCTCTTTCCATGGCGGGGTGGCATGAAGAGCATCAGCCGGGGGGATTCTCCAGCCTCCACAGCCCGCATGAACTTCTTCAAGCGCCGGCACACATCATGGTGAATCCAACCGTCGAAGTAACGCGGCTGGAAGCGCTTCACAAAATGAATCAGCTCGCGCCTCGCCAAAATCCGCCGCGCCAGCTCTTTTTCATGCTCAGAAGCTTGTTTGGCGATCTTTTTCAGGCGTTTACGTTGATAAACACGGTCACGTGTCTGCTTTTTCTGCATCACGAGGGCCGTGCGGCGTACTGCCTTTTCAGACTTGCGCTCGTGTACCTGCGCAGCCAGCTCCTCACGGGCTTTGCTATCCAAACAAACCAGGCAAGTCTTAGACCAGACAGTCGGCTTCCGAGATAACTGCCGGAAGTGCTTATTAGGCTTAGTTTGGTTACAGGTATCGCAGGTAAACGGCATCCGTGCCTCTACTCCTCGTCAAGTTCTTCGTACTCGCCTTCCAAAAAATCAACCTCCCCCAAAGCTTCCAACAACTTATCAGTCGGCATCTCCTCATATTTCGTCTGCAAACGACGTTGGGAAGCGCCTAGCTCAAATTTCTTTATCTCTGGGGCGTAAAACCCACACATCTTATTCAGTTCCTGAGCCCCACGAATCATCGCCATCGGATCAGCCATAGTCCGACCCATTTCGATACCATCAATAACAATCTGCTGGACTTTTTCACGGGTCATCGCCATTTCTTTTCGGTTCTGCTCCGCAATGCGCTCCAGCTCCGCCCTCACCACAGAGTCTTTTACCAAACGGGGAGCCTCGACCCCTGGGTTCTTATACCCAGCAGCTTGGGCGGCTTGAACAGGGAACAAACCCATCTCGATGCCATCGACGAACTTCTGCATCATCGCCGTCAATGTACCTTTTATACGTCGTCCGCCCATGGTTATTACTCGTTTTTAGGTTCTACCGCGAGCTTAAAGGACCCCTGGAAACCCTGTATGACGTTCGCGGCGAAGTAACCACCGAGCACCAAATAGGTGAGACTCACAAACGCATCGATAGGGATGATGTTCTTCCAGCGGAGGATACAGAACACAGTTTCCCAGACCATTGCGGCCCAGAACTTACGACTTGACCATCGCTCCATGATGTACTCCCAGCGTCCGTGCTGTTATCTACAAGATAGCAAAGAGATTTCCCAGTAACAAATCGAAGTATGTAGTACGGAGGGTGCAACTAAGTTGAACATAATACCGGGTAAAAATTTTTAGAAATTTTTTAGGCGAAGTGCAAAGCATAAAGCGCGAAGTGCAAAGCCTAAAGCGCGAAGTGCAAAGTCTAAAGCGCGAAGCGAAAAGTAAAAAGCGCGAAGCGAAAAGTAAAAAGCGCGAAGTACTTCGTGCGGGGAGCGTGGGACCCCCTCCCCCCCAGTCTCACAGCCGCCCCCCACTTCGGATTCCGGTTTCGGATTTGAGCCCGAGGGACCCCGGAACATGGTGCCAAGCAAAAATCTCAGTCCTCTGCCCTACACAGCCCTCCTCTCTCCGCTCCACCCCTTCGTAATCTCCACGTTCAGCAACCTCACTTCGGATTCTTCGCTCCTCGTGCCTCGTCGCGCTTGGGTAATAGGCA